CTAACAGCATCAGTTTCAGATGAGCCTACATAGCCATAAGCTATGACGCCTCCACCTTCACTAATTGTTGTGCCGTTACCTGCGGTCATTACATCACCTGCATAAATAGCACCAGTGGTGCCAGTTTGGATAATGTATTTTGATGTACCTTCAGAAGTTGGTCTACTACCGAGTCCACCGACTTGTCTAAAACCGAACGGTGCGTCTTGGTTTGCCATATTATTACTCCTTGTAAATAGCTCTCGCTATTTACGATTAATTAAATTCAGTGATAAAGAAAAATTACTCTTTCTTTGTACCACCGAAGGTTACGCGAGATTGCCGCTCCTGTTGGATCGGCATACTCTTATGTTGTTCCTTACCAAGATCGTGTTCTAATGCTTCGTTAGCTTCGCGTGTCATTTTTTGATAATATTCATCACGTAGCTTAGCGATCTCTTCAGGTATCCTTGCCAACACAAGGCCACCAACTCCGATCATTCCCTTATACTTACCTTCATTGATTACAGGATATTCGGATCCAGGGTATTCATCTGCTCGGACTAATTCCCAGCCGGATCTGAGTTTACCTTGTAAATTTTTGGTATCATCAAATCCCATTGTTTCTACTCTGATCCATCTATGCCTGAAACCCGTTGGGGCTTTGGGCGCATCTAAAGATGATGGTGGAGTCCAAACCTTTGGTCTTTCAGTTTTAGACCTAGTCTGACCCGCGCGAGAAGTTTTATTATTTTCCATATGCTTATACCTCCTTCACGTTTAATAATTGTTTCGCATATTCTTCGAGTGGCACATTCAATTTTCGTGCGATTTGCACTTGTGACGATGTGAGTTTCACACTTTTGCGGCCTGGTTTCACGCCTCGTCTTACCGAAGCAACTGTCTGAACAGTTTTAGCCGATCCTTCTTTTCTATCAAATTTATGCGGAAAGTCAACTTTTATTCTTTTGTCTATTTCTGCATAGTACTCATCTGATTTAGGGTCAAACCCTTCCTTCTCCACCAGATCTTTATGATGTTCAAAGGCAGTAAAGGTCATAGCTCGATCTTTGCCAAACCATGAATTCTTCGTCGCCCATTCTTCAGCTTGTTCATCCACTTGTGGAAGAGTTGGAGTCCTCTCCGGTGTTCCTCCTCCATATGCAGGAGTTCTCGGCTCCTTTGTATATTCTTCTCGTCTTAATTTTTCAGATTCAATATTTCGAACATCACTCGTCAAAGTGCTTAATTCAGCTTGAGCTTCAACTTGTTTTGCCGTATCGCCACCTTCAATAGCCGCTGCTAATTTTCCTTTAACCGCATCTAATTGGCTTTTGGCTCGTGTTTCTGAATCCTTAAGATAAGTGGAATCAAGTTTTGCGTATCGTGATTCCCATTGTTTTCGTTTGTGTTCTACGCTTTGGGCGTATTCCACTGCAGAATCTTTCTCTCGTTCTGCGTCTCTCCATTTCCTGGTTAATTTAGCAATCCGCTTTTTAACTGAGTCGCCATAGTCTTCTAGTTTTTCGTCTTGCGGTTTGCTTTCCTGAACATCAGGCTGCTTATCAGGTTCCGCAGGTGCGTCATCGGACTTAGCAGTGTCTTCAGTAGTTTCATCCTTAACCTCCACTTCTGGTTCGGCTTCTATTTTCTTTTCTTCTGGTATACTGACCTCGGCACCCGGACCGCTTGTGTCGATGTCTACCAATTTACCTTGTTGTTTTTCTTTGTCGTCTGGCATAGTTCCTCCTATGATTATATGTCATGCAAGATCTGTTCTGGATCTTGTATTGTTGCCAGGATCTCATCTTCATTTAAGATCCTTATTTCTCCCCCTTCAATTTTAAAACGTGAGCCTGCATAACGTGCAAACATCACCCAATCTCCTTTCTTGCACCACGCTCCACGTGGATATCTTTCTTTATCTCGATAACAATCAGGCCCAACCTCTAATACTAAGCCACATACAGTAGCCACATGTTGTCTTTCTGCTGCTGTATCAGAAATATGTACGCCACCTTTTGTAACTCTCTTCGGTTGAAAAGGTAAAACTAAAATTCTCCATCCTGTAGGTTTTGGAAGATGTATAGCTTCTGGTGGTTTATTACGATTTTCTTCTAAGTTTAGATTAACCTTTGGTAGGTTTTGGGTCTTTGTCGATTCTGACAACTTTTCCTTCATGTACTTCTTGCTCCTTCTTATTAAGCAGGTTAGAGATTTCCTGTAGCACTGATTCCAGTGCACTTATTTGTCCGGTAATATATTTATATTTCTCATGACTGTCAACCCCTCCCGAGGTGACATTGATTGAGAGAGCAGCAAGATTTTGTTTTATAACTCGCTGTAATTTAAGTACAAAGCTAAATTCATCCATTATTTTTTCTTCTTCTTTTTCTTCTTCTTTTTAGGTTTACTACCGTATTCTTCAGTCCACTCTCTTGCAATCTTTGGTTCATTTTTCCAGAGATATCTTCTTTGTTTTTCAGATTTAAAAGGCATTATTTCTTTTTAAACATATCAAGACCTGGCTTCAAGCCATAAATACTTCCAAAAATTCCTACTGTCAGCCAAACGAACCATGTTGGTAAATTATTAAAATAGAAAAAGAAAAGATCGAGCTTCTCCTGAGCTGCCGGATCCCCACTGAAAACTGACCAAGCGATCAGAATAATGGGCATAATAATAATAAATAAAACGATTTCGTCCTTAAATCCTTTTTCGTGGCTAGTTAACACTTGTCCCTTGTATTCAATTTTTCCTTGGGCCATGCGTTGTGCATGTAATAGCGCAGCATCAGACATTAGTCTTTTTTGATTCTGTCTATTCTGATAAACGTGTAAACCTGTCTTCGCAGCTAAGCCAAATAAATTTAACCACATAAGTCTCCTTTATAATGTAGGATATATGTATAGTGCGTGCAGAATTAAAACCACTTAACTTTTGATTTTTTACTTGCAAGCATTCTTCTTTGTCCACCAACTTGATCTTCGACAGGAATCTTTTCAGAGACTTTGTATTCTTTGCCGCCTTTTAGATATCCATCTTTATTGGTAAACTGTTTGAAGTCTACGCCTTTGTAAAAAGGTCTTTGTTCTTTTGCCATATTAGCTCCTTATTGGAATACCGCCTGTAAGGTATCCATCTTCGTTTTGAAACAATGATTGATCCGGTCTTTTAGTATTCAAAGCCTTGGCTAATTTATTACCATGAGTTTGAACTCCAACTCCACCACCATATTTCATTTTAACTCTTGTAGCGCGAGGTTGGCCTTTTTTATTGATATCCATTGTATCTAAGCTTTTCGTCATGCTGCCTTCCTTTTCTTAGCCATTTTTTTAAAAGTTAAAGCTAAAGCTTTAGCACGGCCTGTACATCCTGGTTTTGTAATGGGTGTACATTTTCCTTTAGTACCTCTTGCTTTAATTGATTTATTAACTTTTTGAATCCATTTACCGTTGCCACCTGCTTTAAGACCGATTCGTCCACCTTCATTGTAGTCTATTCGTCCACCATGACGATAGGTCGCTATTTTACTTCTGCCTCTAAGTTCTACTCCAGGCATTAAGCCTTCTTCCAGTTTTTTTTAGGTGTGCTCCATGTACCTGAAGACCCACCATGTTTAGCTTTTACTCGGCCGCCTTTTTTGTACATTGGTCCACCACGCATCCCCATGTCATTAGGATAATATCCTGAACGCATGTCTGCTCGTGCGGTACCAACACCACCAACGGGGGCTACGCCACCAACGGGGGCTACGCCACCAACAGCGCCAACTCCACCTAATTGTTTTTTTGCTCGTCCACCGTGTTTAGCTTTTACTCGGCCACCGTCTTTGAGTTTTGGTCTTGGTCTTAATCCGAAATCATTTCGCATATTTTTTCTCCTTCTATTTTATTACACTAACCTTGAGGGCCTTTCAAGGTTTTTACATCTTTTCTTTTAATAAGATCAGATTTCATCTTTGCCCTGTTAGCCATCGCTTGTTTTTCTAAAGAAGTATCAGCTCTTAATTCAGCTAAATCCTCATTTTGTTCAAGTTTTTGTTCGGTCAGGTCTCTAGCCTGCATTAATTTAGATTTATCCATGTTAATTCGGGCTTCGGTTTCTTCTTTTTTTCTAAAATCATCCTGAGCTTTCAAGTCGAGCTCTTGAGATTTCAACTTGATTAACGGATCACTATCTAACATTGATGTAATCTCTTTTTCTTGTTGCATGAACTCAGCTGTGTACTCTGCGATCAAAACAGCCTTACGAGCTTCCATCTGAATATTAAGTTGTTGCATTTGTTGTTGAGCTTCTTGACCTTGTAAACCTTGAGCCTGAGCCTGTTTCAATTGCTGAATTTGTTGAGCAAATTCTAATTCAATATGTTCTTGAGCCATAAGAGAAATATGTTCAAAAATATTTTTCTCTAAAGCCGCCATAATCGGTGGATTGTTTCTAGCCAAATTAGTAGCCATAAAATTCATATGGGCTGTGATGTGAGCTCTATGATCCTGCTTACGATAAGCTTGGAAAGGTTTCTGAGCCATTGCATCAATATGCTCTAACGCCGGATCCTTAGGTTGAGGAGGCGGAGGAGGAGGCAAAAGCTGATCTATATTTTTAATTCCTAAAGCTGTATACATATTTCTATAAGAAGCATAAAGATTATGTATCTGAGGATTAGACATTGCCATTTGTAATTCAGTTTGAGCTAGTGTTACTCTTTGAGTCATTGAAAAAATATTAGGATCTGCAACAGGAATAATATCAATCCTTTCATCAAAATCCATTTGTTTAATCACTCTTTGTCCACCCACTACATCGTAAGGATATTCCGCAGGTAGATATTGTGAAAAAATAGTAGCTAATAATTTAAATTCTTGTTTAAGACCATTGTATAATCTTTTATGAATAGCACTCATAACTCTTGAACCTCTTTCCAAAAGAGCGACGGTCGTACCAACAGCAGCATTTTGATTTCCATCTCCCACTTGCATATCTGCAATTGAAGCAAATCTCTGTCCTGCTTGAACAACAATACCCATTAATTGTAAAAGTGTCTGCGAAGGTTCTTTATAAGGAAGAGGAAAGAAAGCTTCTTTCAAACTTCCACCCGGAGCATCCACATCTCTAAACTCTCCAGGTTGTAAAGGAGTTGCATCATCTCTAACCCGAATTCCTCTCATTTTAAATCCGGCAGGAAGATTGGATAACGTTCCTGCATCCAGTAATTGGCGGAGAGCAACCGTTGCCGTTCTACTCAAACCGCCAATCATGTGTATAAGTCCAAAACCGTAGAATCCTAATCCTGGCAGGAATTTAAAATGGACAAAGTATTAGTGGGTCGTTGGGTTGAAAGTTTCTTCGAATCGATAAAATTTTTCTAGCTCCTGCTTCAAGCGTCACAATATAAGGAAGTTTAATACCTGAAGGCTCCTGTGTTTCTTGATTCATATCTTCAAATCCTTCTAGATCTAAATTAATATGAGATTCTAAAACAGTATAAGTCGTATCTCCAGAAGAAGCCGTGCTATATGTTTTTCTAGTTCCTTCTAGCTTCCGTTCTTCTTCATGAACTTTATCTTCAGTAAAGTTAGGACGACCTAATTCAATATCAGAATAAAATCCTGAAACTTGTGCCTTACGGATATCATTTTCCGACATGTACATTCTTTGAAAGATGGCTTCTGCATCATCCAAGGATGTTGCACTATAAGGTACGATTAAATCATCGGCTTGCACGAATTTAGAAACGGCTCGGCCCATCATTTCATCGTAATAAACTTTTTTAAAAGCTGAGCCTGCTAAAGGCAAATAAAATAACATTTGATCAAATTCAGCTTCATACTCTGGCATTTTATTCATGATTTGATAATTCATGTAATCTTTAACGCGCATCGATTGATCTTCTTTTTCACGTGTGGCTACTCCCATAATTTGAGTTCGCACGGGTCCATCCGATGGTAAAAGTTCTTTATAGGCTGTAGCTTGAAACTGAGTGACTGCTTCAGCTAATACGGGATGCGTAGCACCTGAAGCTCCTTGAAAGGGTTGTGAACGATTGACGTATTTAAATCCTAAGAGATCCAGGCCTTGAGTATAAGTTTGTTCCCAATCTTTTCTGGATTGTTTATAATCCTCATAGTTTTGATAAAGTTCAGAAGCAAGTCGATTAATAACCTCGTCAGGGAGTATATCCGCTAAATTTTCAAAATGACCTTCTCCTCCGGAAGGATTTGCCTTTCCAGGTTCAAAGTCTATATCCGCGCTGCCGTCCTCATTTTGAGTGACTTCTACCCCTTCATCAGAAACTTCTTGAAGTTTTTTAGTTTCTTCGATTTCAATTTCTTCAGGGGATTCAACGTGAACTGTTTCCTTCACCACATTCGGAAGGGCTTTGTCTATTTTATCTGCCATATGATTCCTACAATCCTACATTAACTTGTTTAGGGTTAGAAAACAAGCCTACGATGCCGCTCCCTTGAGGAGTCGGTCCTGATAACGGAGGAACCGCTCCGGGTCGTCTGGCAATGTTTCCAGTTTCAATAATTCCACCTTCAGCTTTTTTCTTTAATAAATGTTCAGGAATTGCTCCCTCAATAATTTCTGAATATCCCTCTTCTCCATAAACATCTCCCTTGTCAGATATACCTACACCTTCAGGTTCAGGTATAATTGCCTCTTCACCTTGAATATCTTTATAAAGTTTCTTTTGATATGCTTCGTCAACACCCTTTCCTTCTTTAGAAACATCTATAATAGAGCCATCTTTAGCCACCATCTTTGTTGGTTTGTTACCAGCCAAATCTGCTAACCCTCTCACAACATCATCTTGGTCTTTAACAATATCCAA